TTCGGATTCATCTGCCGCATCTCCCTCTTGAGCATCACCGACGACAACAGCGCCGCCCGAAAGCTATTGATTGTCAGCCGGAGCCGTCGCCGTAGCCGTAGCCGGAGCCGTCGCCGTAGCCGTCGCCGTCGCCGTAGCCGTCGCCGTCGCCGTCGCCGTAGCCGTAGCCGGAGCCGTAGCCGGAGCCGGAGCCGTAGCCGTCGCCGTCGAGCGTTGTTACGCGGTCCATTTCGACGCCTCGCAGTCGAGCAACCCAATCACAGCGCGCATCGGCAACCGCACAGTGCCGCACGGGTCGAGCACAGTGCTTTTTAAAGGACCGTTTGCGGCTAGTTCACCAAGACCTTTGCTGGTGCCCCAGCGGCGCACCTGCTGGGCGCTGGAAATTACACACCAATCCCCGCCGATTTCGACATCGCCAACCCACACAAACCCACGATCTGCAATCACGATCTGTTTTTTCACGGTCAGAATCCCCTTGGTTGCTGTTTCACCGGACGACCGCGGGACCTTGCGAGTTTGCCTTGGTCTTCGGCGTTGGTGTTGTGCCGTGGCCGCCCGGTGATGAGTTGCATCATATACCAATCTGGTATGGCGTCAACCAAAAAAATACCGAAATGGTATCTCGGTGGATAACTATCGTCCGTTGTCTGACTTTGGCCTGACAACTACGCCAACAATCTCAACAGTATGATGTGCGGCATCTACAATGGGATGCGAGCGAAAATGCCCCGAGTTGGGGATCAGCAAGGTGGGTGCAAGAAATTGGCGCAAGATCAATTTTGGCTCTCGGAGGTCTGCAATATCGTAGACCGACGCGACAACGACCTCACCATCGGAAAGCTGGTCTAGGCTCGTTTTGGTTTCGTCAACGACAACGTATGCACCTTCAATGATGCCCTTGTTGTCGCAAGCGTCGGTCAACACGCGATAAGCGCGACGCCCGGAATCCTGCAATGCTGTTTTAACCAGCATGTCCGTAACGACAGCGGGTTCTACGTCAGCTTTGAAATCAGGCATGGGAGCCGGAGCTATAAGCTCTTCCGGCCGGACTTGCAAAGCATCCGCTATACGCCGCATCCAGCTCACCGTTAGTCGGCGGGCTCCCGTTTCCAGCCGAGAGATGGTGGCTTGGGTCGTGTCAACCCGATCGGCCAAACGCTCCGCGCTTAGCCCAGCCTTTTCCCTCAACTCTCGAATGCGGTTCATTCCGCATCCGATAGCCACCTTTATCAACACCGCCTAATCCAGTCTGGTATAGACCGGTTGAATGGTCAATACCACTGTGGTATGCAAGACCGCATGAAGCTCCAAGACTACATCGCTGAAGAGCGTATCACGGCATCGCAGTTTGCTGGGATGATCGGCGTCGATCCCATTTCGGTGCGTCGATACCTCAATGGGGACCGGCGGCCGGACTGGGAAGTGATGGACCGTATCGTCAAGGTGACTCACGGTCGCGTCACGCCATCAGATTTTATGCACAAGCCGCATAAGCGCAAGCGGAAAAGAGCGAGCGTCCCTTTGGACGAACGCGCCGCAGCGTGAAGCGTTCCATGCGCGTGAACAGTTAGTCCGCGTTTCCACGTTCCGTTGCGTCACGTGCGTAGCTGCTCGCCAATAGCGGTGAGCGGGTGGATGCCTGTTGCCGTAAGGCGCGGGTCACGGCTGCCGATCTCCTGCCTGCGCACTTATGCAGCCGCGCCTATCATCCTAGCCCGCTCTCCGCTGTCGGCCTGCCGATAGCACGTTGGACCTCCCAAACTGGCCGGGCTGTGCGCGTCCCGGCTGATCTTTCGGGAGAAACGGCAAGAGCCCCGCCGCTGTAACGACGAGGCTCCATTGGTTGATCTGCGGTCGTAGCCGTAGCTCGAACCTGAAACGCGGCCATGGAGGTGGCCCGACATGAGCACGAATGTACTTGACGAGACGCGAACAGGCAACGCCGAACCGCCGAAATGGCTCATCCTCCACAGACCTATCGAACCGCAGCGCCGCTCATGGGGACCGGACATGGCCCACCTAGTCGAGCAGTTCGTGCAGCACGGTTGGGTAGTCTGGCGCGAAGGCCGCGAGGTCCACGTCAAGCACCGCGCATGGGTGCACCAATGAGCGAAGCCCTATGCGACATCGCTGATCTGTTCAGCACCCAGGTCACGTCCAGAACTACCAAAAAACGCCGCGCCTCTATGAGGAACGGAAAGCGGGTTTATGAGAGCATTACGCGCGCTAGCGCAGAGAAAGCGGCTCGCCGATCTTGGTTTGATGAAAGCCACAGGACGAAACCGTCACTCCCCCGCGTGAAGTGGCTGGAACGTCCCGACCCCTAAAGAAAAACCGCCGGGCTGCGTAACAACCCGGCGGCTCAAATCTAATGTCCACGTGTCCAATGTGAACGAGGTGGAATATGCAGAAAGTCCAAGGCGAAATCAAGACGAAATCTGCGCGCTATTCACGCTGGTTTCGAATGTACGACGAGTTCATTGACGACCCCAAGACGGCAACGCTGTCTGACCGCCAAGGATGGGCATGGGTTCGCATACTCGCAATCGCCAAGCGTTCCGACGACGGTATTCTCCCGTCTCTCAAAGACATCGCCTTTCACCTCCGCTGCTCGATCAACGATGCCGAGAATGTCGTCCACGAACTGATCGAATACGGGTTGCTTGACGTGGTGCAGGTGAGCGGTTCGGGCTCTGTCGTGACGCCTCACGCCTGGGGCGCACGACAGTTCAAATGGGACGGTGTTGATCGCACCAATAGTGAGCGTCAAAAGCGGTGGAGACAGTCCAAGCGGCGCATGCGTAACGGTCCGCGTAACGGTCGGATAACAGAAGTCCCCTCTGAGTCTGTATCTGTATCTTCTGTTGGAGAAACTAACCTATCCATCCAGGAAGAGATTAGCACTACAGTAGAGGGTATGTATGCACGTGAGGTGGTGCGATGACACCGGCAACCTCACTGAAACCGCTCCGCCCTCACCAGCAACGTGCCATCGACGGCCTCAAGCAGTCCATCCTGGATGGACATCGCCGCCCGATGCTCCAGGCGCCGACCGGGGCAGGCAAGACCGTCATCGCCGCCCACATCGTCGCCGGGGCTCGTGCGAAGGGCAAGCGCCTCGCCTTCTGCGTCCCCTCGATCGGGCTCATCGACCAGACCTTCGAGCGGTTCGTCGAGAACGGCATCGACCCGGCCGAGATGGGCGTGATCCAGGGCAATCATCCGTGGAAGCGCCCGCATGCCCCGATCCAGATCGCCACGGCTCAGTCGCTGGCTCGCCGTGATCGCCCCGACGTGGACCTGATCGTCATCGACGAAGCTCACGTGATGCACAAGGTCTACCAGACCTGGATGGACGAGCAGCCCGAGCGGCTGCTCATCGGGCTATCGGCAACGCCGTGGGCCAAGGGTCTCGGCAAGCGCTTCGACGACCTGATCAAGCCGACCTCGACACAAGAACTGATCGACCTCGGGATGCTGTCGAAGTTCCGCGTGTTCGCCCCGAGCCATCCCGACCTGTCCGGCGTCCGCACCGTGGCCGGCGACTACCACGAGGGCGATCTGGCCGAGGCGATGTCCAAGGCGCATCTCGTGGCCGACGTTGTGACGCAATGGCTGGCACGCGGAGAGAACCGCCCGACGTTGTGCTTCGCTGTCAACCGCGCCCACGCCCAACTGCTGGCGATGCAGTTCACCGAGGCAGGGGTGCCGACTGCCTACGTCGATGCCGAGACGCCGCGCGAGGAACGCGACCAGATCGGCAAGCGGCTGGCATCCGGTGACGTGAAGGTGGTTTGCAACATCGGCTGTCTGACGACCGGCATCGATTGGGACGTGCGCTGCCTGATCCTGGCTCGCCCGACGAAATCAGAGATGCTGTTCGTGCAGATCGTCGGCCGTGCGTTGCGCACCGCAGACGGCAAGGATCACGCGATCATCCTCGACCACTCCGACACGCATCTGCGCCTTGGCATGGTGACGGACATCGACTTCGACGAACTGGACGACGGCAGGCCGAAGTCTGCGGCGGATCGGAAGGCCAAGGAAAAGCGCCTGCCGATGCCGCGCGAGTGCAATTCGTGCGCCGCTCTCGTGCCGGCGCTGATGCGGGAATGCCCATGCTGCGGAACGGTTATGCCGCCGCGTCATGGCGTGGCTGTTGAGGATGGCGATCTCGCTGAGTTTGGGCCGCGCGTCAAAGGCAAGCCGCTGACGGTGAAGGATCAGCTTGCCGCAATGGGCAAAGGTGCTGTGTGGGGCCAGTTGTTTGCGTTTGCCGATGAGCGCAACCGCTCGAACGGCTGGGTAGCGCACGCCTACAAGGAGATCTTTGGGGTATGGCCGCACAGCCGGGTGAGGCCGATCCGCTCTGAGCCAATCCCGCTCATGCGCTCGTGGCTCCGATCCCGCGACATTGCATTTGCGAAGTCTAAGCAGAACGGGGAGGCGCGTCATGCGGTTTGAGCGCATCCAAGACAAGGCCATCGGCCGCTGGCGCACGTTGCTGCCATTCCTCGGCGTCGAAGAACGGTTCCTGTCATCGAAGCACGGCCCCTGCCCGATCTGCGGCGGCACCGATCGCTTTCGCTGGGACGACAAGGCAGGCAGCGGTTCCTACTATTGCAACCACTGCGGCGCTGGATCTGGCGTCGATCTCGTGATGAAGGTCAACGGCTGCACCTTCATCGAGGCCAAGAAGCTGATCGAGCAGCACTTGCCGAGCGCGGTGGTGCAGGTGCCGAAAGCCAGACGCGAGACGAGCATCGACACGCTGGCCGCGATCTGGAACCGCGCACAGAAGCTCACCGGCAGCGATCCGGCATCGTGGTATCTTTCTCGCCGGGGACTGCCGATCGACTCGCCGTCGCTGCGCTGGCTGCCCAAGTTCACCTACGTTCACGACGACAAGAGCAAAACCGAACACCCGGCCATGCTCGCCATGTTCGTTGGCCCCGATCGGTCGGCGCACACGATCCAATACACCTACCTGGATGGATCAGGACGCAAGGCAGAAGTGCCGAAGCCGCGCAAGCTGGCTCCCGCAAAAATCCCGGCCGGTGGCGCTGTCCGCCTCGCTCCATCTGCTGAGACAATGGGGATTGCCGAGGGCGTCGAGACGGCGCTTGCGGCTGCGAAGATGTTCGACATTCCCGTGTGGTCGGCACTGTCTGCCGGTGGGCTGATGAAGTGGCAACCTCCCGTCACCGCGAAGCACATCATCGTGTTCGGGGACAACGACCGCTCGGCAACGGGACAGGTTGCGGCGTGGAACCTCGCGCATCGGCTGATCACGGAAGGGCTGAGCGCAGAGGTTCGCATTCCCGAGACGGTCGATACCGATTGGAACGACGTTCTGACATCGGAGGCCGCATGAAACCCCTCCACAAGCGCGTGCCTTCCGACATGGTTTCCGAATACCTCGCCAAGGGCTGGACCATCTGGAAGCGTGAGGAACGGACCGTGCTGCTCATCTGGACCAGAGCAGGAGAACCGGCATGAAAAGCTGGTATCAGAAAGCGCAGTCCGTCATCGCTGACGTTCACAAGTCGCTGCCGAAAGACGCCTCACTCACGGATCGCAAGAAAGCGCTGCGCGACGCTTATCCGTTCGGACAGCGCAGGTATCATCCGTACAAGATGTGGTGCAAGGCTCAGCGTGAATATTTGGCACTGTACGGCGCAGGAAGGAAAGACAACCGGCCGATGGATGAGGGGCTGTTCGCACCATGATCCCCGCGACCGCCTATCACTATCTCCTCGCCCTGGAGGCAGCAGCACCCATGAAGCTCACCGGCATAGCCGTCAAAGGCATCAGGAAGACCAAGGACGGCAAGATCGCGAAGCTGGATAAAGCTCCGACGCACGTGAAGCAGAAGCGCCGGCGCACCAAGGGCAAGGTCACAGGCGCGAGGGCGGCGAAATGAAACAAAACAGTTCGCCGATGATGGGCCCAGCAACCAAGGCGACGGCTGACCGACTCGCCGCTGCCATCCGCGAGGTTGCGACAGAGCAGCGGCATTACCGCCTCGCGGAGCGCGCAGCCGGCGGCGAGTTCGCCGACTATGGTGAGGCGCACGTTTGTCCCATTACCGAGTGCCACCGGCTCTGCCGACAGTATGGTCTGCATTCGATTGCCGATCGTCTGGCAGACGGCGAGTTCGACGCGTCGAAAGAGGAATCAGACGAATGGGCGCGCTCTGCGTCCGGACAAGAGATCGCTCAGCAGCTGTCGCCGGATATGCGGAAGCTGCTTGGTCTTGATCCCGCCAACTGAGAGAGGTGACGAAAATGAGAACGCTGTACTGGGATGAAGCTCCGATCGAAACGCTGCTGCAGATCGAGAAGGGACCTGTGGCGGACGGCAACCTGATCTCGAAAACGCACCGGAGCGAGTTCTTCCGGCTCGGCTGGGTCGCGCGCTGCGAGGGTTGGAACATCATCACGCCCAGGGGGCGCGAGGTGATCCATGCGCTCCGCCTTTCCCGCTTTCCGGAAAATGTCAATTCGGTG